TCTACTTAATTCTACGAATGGTAAAATTGTACTGAATTACAATCCTCCAAAGCATCAAAAACAAATAAATGAAGCAGTAAAAAATGTTTGTGTTGTTTGGGATATATTAATGCAGAACTATAGAATAGTTTCAGCGGATCAAGTAGACGTATTAAGAGAAATGCCAGCAAACGATGAATTCTGGAAGACATTTAATAATGAGATATACCCTATGTCAACAGATCAAAAAATACAATTTATGAACTCATGAGTTTAGAGCACTACAATAAAATACTACAAAACTTTTTACAATCAAAAGTTATATTTAAATGTGATAATAAAATTTTAAAAACGGGTAAATTAAAATTGTTTAATGTAAAGCAGTATTTTATTAAGTTCTATATTGAAACTGATAAAGGTGAAAGTAAAATTCTTGAGCTACCATATCCGTTTTCTATTGATTATACCGATGCAGGTAGATGCACTCTTAACTATAAAGTTAGCTCATTGTGTAATAATACGCAACCGGTAATAGGAAAATTAAAAACCTGTAAAATAAATTCGTCGCATAAAATATATGATAATGTTGTTAGTCTTACCTCTTTAAATTAAAGGGAACTTCTATATCATTATCATATATGCTTACTGGTCTACTTAGTAAATTCCCTGGAACATTCACCCCTAATAAATCGCAAGTTAAACTCGTAAAGAGTCTAGAACAAGCATTTGAGGAAGGTTATAAATTTGTTGTATGTAGTGCTCCTACCGGTTCGGGTAAATCGTTTATTTCTAAGACTCTTGGTAACGATTCGACGGAGCCTTCTGTAGAATTTCAAGATCTTGTAACATCTTATCAGATATACAAGCACAACAATCTCGGTGGATATCAAAATGCAGATGAAGCGGCAGAAGAAAAGCCATTCGGAGCATTTGCATTGACAATCACTAAGGCTCTACAGGATCAATATAAAGAATTGTTTAACGAAGTAGATGTATTAAAAGGTAAGTCAAATTATCAATGTAGCTACGATAATAATTTTACTGTAGAAAGTGCACCATGCGTGCATATTAAATCTCTTAAGGAAGATTGTTGGAAGCGTAACTCCTGCCCTTATTATAATGCTCGTAATAAAGCAATCATATCTAAGTTTGCAACCCTCAACTATAATATGTTTTTTGCATTACCAGATCACGTAAAGCGAAAGCAATATCTTATTTGCGATGAAGCTTCCGAGCTTGAAGACCAGCTTGTAAAAGCATTTTCATGTCAAATTAATTTTGATTTTCTTAAGAAATCTATGGTTATTGTGAGACCGTTTCCAAGTAATACTGACTACGGTAAAGTAGGTAAATGGGTAAATACTCTCTGTCAGGATATTGAAGATCAAGTCGAAGATCTACGTGATGCTATTGCTAAAACAACAGGTAAGGTTATTACAGCTACAATTAACGAGAAGAAAAATGAAGTGATTCAACTCCTAACTCTACATAGCAAATTACGTGCTATTGTTGATACATGGCATGATAGTGAGTACCTTTTTGAACGAACCGCAAAAGGTATTAATTTTATGCCTCTTAAGGTTGATCAATTATCTAAATATCTTTTTAATTTTGCTGATAAAGTAATTCTTATGTCGGCAACTATTATCGATCCAGTTAATTTTTGTAAGACGTTAGGTATTGATAAGTTCAAATATATTGAGGCAGAGTCAACGTTTGATCCTAAGAAAGCTCCTATATATGCAAATACAAAGATTAAGCTAAATTACAGTAATATGCAGGCAAATCTTCCTAAGATTGCTGAACAAGTAAGACAAATTTGTGAGCATCACATTAACGATAAAGGACTTATTCATACGCAAACAAATACAATTACAAAATATCTGCAGGATAATGTTAAATGTTCGCGTATTTTGTACCGTGAACCAGGTGTTAGAAATGAAGAGTTATTAGATATACATTACAATTCTACTGAACCAACTATTATGGCATCACCGTCTATGTCACATGGTGTTGATTTAAAAGACGATCTAGCACGCTTTCAAATTATTATTAAGGCACCTTATTTACCTACAAATGATAAGCGTGTAGAGCGAATGATGAAATTAGACTTTAACTGGTATACAAATAAAATGCTTAGTTCACTTATTCAATCATGTGGTCGTGGTGTGCGTTCTAATAAAGATCATTGTATTACATACATTCTTGATGCAGCTATTGTTGAAAATATTGTAAAGTATAAGCATAAGATTCCAAAATACTTTTTAGATAGATTTGCGTAGACTAAATACATATGGATGCGTAATTATACATATAACTTCGAAGTAAAAGATTTACTCACGCAATTTTTATGTGCTTTTAATGATGTAGTTGTAAAACGATACGACAACGATAGAAAAGCACGCGAAGATATAGAAGTTCGTTATGTCTTAGCGCCTAAGCAAAGGGTAATGTATGACATTGTTAATAAAGCGCAAAATCTTACATTACCTGTTGTTGCTGTTACCGTAACGGGTATATCACGCGATACAGCGAGAGTATTTAATAAACTTGATAATGTCTATAACCCTCTTAGTGAGACTAATAATAGTACTATAAAGACACCTGTACCGATTAATATCGAGGTAAGTATGTCAATTATAACGCGTTATATGCAAGATATGGATCAGATTCTTTCGAATTTTATACCGTATAATAACCCGTATATTATCTTATCATGGAAAGAACCGTCTGTTGATCCATCACAAATTGTTGAAATACGCTCTGAAGTACTGTGGAGCGGTAATATTGGACTTACTGAACCAACGGATATATCATATTCAGAAAAATTTAGAGTTGTAGCTGATACAAGCTTTACAATAAAGGGATGGCTTTTTAAAGACAAAAATGATGTATCAAGTCGAATATATTTTATTGATTCTAACTTTATACCGGTTAATAAGAATATGATAATTGATGAAGACAATTATAATAGTTTCTTTGCAGCAACATCTGGGATTGACAATATAGAGACAGTTAGCTTATCTGCAATACCTACATTTTCAAACATATATTATAATCTTTCTGGTCAAGGTAAGTTGCATGAAATAGTTTCTAATTTTAATATTAATAAGAATTTCACTAATAATTTTCTTATATATGGGACTAATTTTAATCATACAACAGCGATATTACTAAGCACAACAAGCAGTATTATAGGTACATTAACAGGTATAAATTCCGAATATACAGGGTCTACCACAGGTTATATTCTCAGTAGTCAATATTATAATATATTATCCGATAATATGTTAACAATTTCATTACCCACACTTACAGGTGCGTGCAATTTTAATTTTATTGTAAATAATGAAGCTGGGTGGTCGAGCTCTTATAACATAAATAACTTTACTTTTACGAACATGTGAATAAATATGTTGTAGATGGATGGTACAACTTCGAATCAAAATAAGAACTACACAGGCAATGACGGTCGCTCGTCAACATTTGGTAGAGGTTTAGCAGCATTTATTCAAAATAAACTACCGTATGCTAATATTATTGATACAGATAATAATCAGTTAAATCCAAAATATAAAATCTTTGCGGATGCGGGATTAAGAAGAACAGAAGCTCTAGCTAAAAATTCGATTTCTATATCGAATGAATATAATAATCTACCTATTGGGTCCATAGGTAAAGATTCATCTTTCGGTCAGGTGATGTATGCAAACATCCAGGAGAATAAGGGTGGTAGATTACGTGATTATAGGATGATAGCCGCATATTCAGATGTAGCAGATGCATTGGATGAGCTTTGTGATGAGACTATTAATACAAATGAGAACGGTGAAGAAGTAATACTTAAACTACGCCATACAGATTTAAGCTCGCAAGACAAAACTAATCTCGATGAGGAGTTTAACAAATTTGCTGAATATTTTGATCTTAAAAACAAAGGTTGGCAATACTTTAGACAGCTACTTGTTGAGGGTGAACTTTTCTTTGAACTTATTATACATAAGGACCATATTCAAGAAGGTGTTCTAGGTGCAATTAATTTACCTGCTGAATTAATTGACCCTGTATATAATAATATACAAAACATGATGGTTCGTGGATTTATCTATAGAAAACCAATTTTTGACCCACGTCACCCTGATAAGCAAGAAAAGGTTGAGCATATACCTCTTGATCAAAATCAAGTTATATATATTAATTCTGGTGTTATGAATGAATCTAAGACAATGGTTTTACCATTCTTAGAAAATGCTCGACGCGCTTATAGACAGCTTTCACTTATTGAAGATGCTATCGTTATCTATAGATTGGTAAGAGCGCCAGAACGTCTTGTATTTAATGTTGATGTTGGTAATATGCCTGCACCTAAAGCAGAAGCTTATCTTAAAAAGCTTATTAGCAACTACTGGTCAAGTAAAACGTTTGATATTGATCAAAATGATGTTGTTAAAAAGTTTAATCCACAATCAATGCTTGATGCTTTCTGGTTTCCAAAAAGACAGGGCTCAGAAGGCTCAAGTGTAAGTCAGCTTGCAGGTGGACAAAATTTAGGTGAATTAACTGACTTGATGTATTTTATTAAAAAGCTTTACCGTTCGCTTAAAGTACCGACATCTAGATTAGACCCTGCAGATGCATTTAGAGATGGTGCTGAAATCTTAAGAGAAGAACTTAAGATGGCAAGATTTATTATTAGACAGCAACAAAGATTCGCTACTGGTATAAAAAGAGGATTTATTACACATTTACAATTAAAGGGACTGTGGGATAAGCTTGAACTTACAGATAATAATATCGTTGTTGATTTTAATGTACCTACGAACTTCTACGAGATGCGTGAAAGCCAGCGTCTTGAACAGAAAGCAGGTAACTTTGCATCAATTGCATCTAACGAATTTGTCTCTAAGACATACGCACAAAAGAAATATTTACAATGGAAAGATAAAGATATTCTCGCTAATAGAGAATTTTTACGTAAGGATGCTGAGCTTCAATGGGAGCTACAACAGATTGCTTCACTTGGACCTGCATGGAGAGAGCAGATTATTGCTGCCGATATAACTGGCGGTGCTGAAGCCGGTGGTATGGGAGCTGAAGCGGGTGGTATGGAAGGTGGTGGTATACCACCAGCATTTGGTGGCGGTGAAGCTGCACTAGGTGGCGCTCCTCCTGAGGCTGGTGCAGCTCCAGCTGGTGGTGGTACTCCAGCACCAGAAACTCCTCCTCCAGCAGCATAATAGATAAATACTTATATGGCTCTAGCTTGCGAAGTATTACCTGTATCAGCGTTTCAATCAACTAATTTAAATAATAAACTTGAAACATTTGGCGATTTATCTGATAGAATTAAAAGAGCTCTTGGTTATCCTCTTATTACACTTGAGGTTCATCAGGATCAACTATTTCAAAATATTCAGATCGCCTGCGAATATTTTTCTAAATTTGCAGGATTTACAACTGAATATCTTATTTTTAGTTCAGCGTTATACGAAAAAAATAAAGGTATAAGACTTGATCATCTGTTTACTCTTTCTAAGGCCGGTCTTACTGATCAACAAAAAATAGCAAATGCCCCTGTATGGACGGGAGCTGATTTTACTATAGAGGAGCCGTCTACTGTATATGTAGCTACTTCAGCGTTAAGTACATCAACATTTACAGGTTCATCTGCTCTCTCAAGTGTATTTAGTAACGGATTAACAGAGTTTGAAATAGTAGATCTACCACTATACACAAAAATTGTTACATTCAGTCCTATATTATCTACAATATTTAAGGAGTCAGTTTCAAATAAAATATCACTTCAATCACAGGAAGCAACAGCAACACAATACTCTAATGTATTTGACTACGATGTAATGGATTATAGAAAAGTTACTGCTGTAGTAGACTTCGAAGAAGGT